GACTCACTACTTTGAAGAAGAAGCAGTTAAAAGTTATACAGAATATTTACAATTGATTGAAAATGGGGAAATCGAAGACGTAGATGCTCCTCAGTTAGCAATTGAATACTACGGTATGGATGTAGACGCAAGACTGTCTACAATGATACAACACATTCGTGCTGATGAAGCGAACCACAGCAAAGTAAATTTGGAGTATGCAAATGTACTCAGATAAGGTGATAGATCATTATGATAACCCAAGAAACGTTGGAAAACTTGATGCAGAGGATGGAGCCGTGGGAACAGGCATGGTTGGCGCTCCGGCTTGCGGAGATGTCATGCGATTGCAAATTAAGGTATCGTCCGACGGAGTTATTGAAGATGCTAAATTCAAAACTTATGGATGCGGATCAGCAATTGCATCAAGCTCTCTTCTCACCGAGTGGGTCAAGGGCAAAAGCCTTGAGAAAGCTGGCAGTATCAAGAATACAGACATTTCAAAAGAACTCGCTCTTCCGCCGGTAAAAATACATTGTAGCGTGTTGGCCGAAGACGCGATCAAAGCCGCAATCGCGGATTATAGGAGTAAACATGAATCTTGAAAAGTTATATGAGGAAATTAAAGAAGATGAAGGAGAAATTCTTTCAATATACAAAGACCACCTGGGTTATGACACTTTCGGGATTGGACACTTGGTTACAGAGGCGGATCCGGAGCACGGAAAGCCGGTTGGAACTCCAGTATCAGCAGAGCGAGTTCGAGAAGTATTTGACGTAGATATTCAAAAGTCTATCTACTACTGTGAAGCCCAGTATGTTCAATGGCATAACTGGCCGGAAGAGGTTCAGTTAATCATGGTAAACATGATGTTTAATATGGGCCCGACTCGTATGGCAAAATTTAAGAATATGCATGCAGCACTTTCTATTAAAGACTGGAAACAGGCTGCAGCAGAGGGTCGAGACTCTTTATGGTATCGACAAGTAACGAATAGAGCTGAAAGGCTCATGCGGAGATTAGAAAACGTATAATCTCCTTAGGAGATAGAATGAAGTATTTACTCTCTCTGTTGGCTATTGTGCCCATCTGCTTAGCCGCAGAAACTGTAATAAACTACGACGACGGATCCACGCTCAGTCTTGAGGAAGGCGAGCAAATTATGGTCACAAAAGGTAAGTTGTATCAACAGCGAACCTATAATAATGGACGTACTTTTCAATTTAAAGAATTTCCAGAAACAACACGTCGCGACTACGTACCGGTAGATAATGGCACAGACCCTAGCCAAACAGAAGGCTCTCACGAATGGTGTAAAGCTTACGTTCCTTGGTCCGAAGGTTTTACTTTCATGATGCAATATTGGCAGCGTGGTTGTGACACCAACAACGATGGTAAGTATGGTTGTGGTGATGAGAAATATGATCAATCTGACGACGGGGGAGCCTGTCCTTCTACTTAAGGAGTAGAGATGAAAGAGTACATGGTTACTTTTCGAAGATTAGGAAAATATAATTACACAAAATTTGATGATTTTCATAAAGCCATAAACTTTGCTGAACATATGTGCAAAAGATATGAAAGTAAGGCTGAAGTACGAAATTACAATACCGAAGAGCTTGTATATTGTGCAGACCCTAAAATAGATCTTGACAATATCGGTTAAATTTAGTATAATATATAAAATTTTCGGAGTAACCATGAACTTATTTTACCTTGACGATGACCTTGACAAGTGTGCAGAGGCTCACGTCGATAAGCATATCGTAAAAATGCCCTTGGAAGTTGCCCAGATATGTTGCACAACTATCTGGATTGATAAAGTCCTGGGCTTCATTCCTCGTGCGCTCACGAAGGAAGAGACCGCTATTCTGAATGAAGCGAAAGCTCCAGAAAAACCTCTTAAACCTGAAGAGCGCACTGTTACTCCATACCTACCAATGATGTATAATCATCCCTGCACTATATGGGCACGAAGTTCGCTCGATAATTACGAGTGGACTCATTGCTATGGAAACGCCCTTGGAGAAGAATACCGCTACCGATATGGAAAACAACACAAATCAGTCACAGTTATCAACGAACTGCCAGAGCCCCAGCGAATGGAGAGACTTGGATTTACCACTTTCGGATTGGCAATGCCGGACGTACTCAAAGACTATGATAATCCTATACAGTCTTATCGTGACTACTATCATCTCGATAAGGCTACTTTTGCCGTTTGGTCTCACAGACCCAAACCATCTTGGTGGGATGATGAACTCGCAGATTATGAGAAGAGGATTACAGCAAAATGAAAGTTGAAATTGACATTAATTCTGATACCGCAGATTTTTTAATTGTAGAAAACCTAAAGCAAACAATTGCTGATATGGAGCATGATTTAAAAGCTCGCGAAGAAGAAACCGATACCTGCGGTATATTTTCTACTGATAGAGATGAAGATTTGGTTGAAATTGCCAAGCATATAGATGCGTTTAAGATTACATTAAGTTATTTTGGAGTAAATGATGAGTAACTCAATTTTTGATTTAGAACAAGAGATGCTACAGTTTGCGAATGTTACTGATGACATTGAGATGGTGAACAGGCATTTCACAGAAGATCCCAAGTGGGAGGGAATGGATGGTGAATTGTGTGATGCCATTCTCAATAAGTATGGTGCCATACAGCAACTGTACGAGATTAAGTTTCAGAATATGTGGGACACATTCGAAACAGTGTGTAAAGAGTATCATATTGCTCATAAATTAGCAGGGCAAGACCGGGATAAAGAACTACAGAGCTTGTTTGACGAAGAGCACTACTAATGGAACATTGGAACAGTGTAGATACCTGTCCCAACTGTGGGGAATACCTAATTGGAGACGGTTATAGTAATGGGGATCCTGTACGATGCCCTGAAGCCTTAGAAGAGGACTGGTGGTATAGCGAACCAGACAGCGGACCGTGGTATTGTAACTACGACCCGGATGAATAATTATGGTAGATAATGTAAACAAACCCCCTCATTACACCGCGCATCCAAGCGGTGTAGAGTGTATACAAATCACAGAACACATGAACTTCTGCCTGGGTAATGCTCTCAAGTATATATGGAGAGCAGGACTTAAACAGAATGAAGTAGAAGATTTACGAAAGGCAGTATGGTATCTAAACAGAGAAATTGAGAGATTAGAGAATGGTAAAGAAGAAGGACTGGGAGAATCTTACTCCATCAAATATCGAGAAAGTGATAACCCTCTTGAATCCACAAGACGGCTCGAAACCTATAACGAAAAAAGAAGCGTGCTCGATACTGAACATTTCGTACAATACGGCAAGACTATCTAGTATAATTGATGAATATAATGGACAGAAAGAATATGTACAACTACGAAAATCTCAAAATCGAGGTAAGCCAGCAACCGACATGGAAATCTCAGAAGTCATTCGAGATTACCTACAAGGGGATTCGATTGCAACCATTGCCAAAGCATTGTATCGTTCCTCGGGGTTTGTCAAATCCATTGTGGAAAGAGTCGGTATCCCAAGTCGAGGCGTATCTAAAGAAGAACGGCTTTCTATAGGCTATTTACCAGAAGAGTGCGTAGCCGAAGAATTTGTTCCAGGTGAGATTGTTTGGTCCGCTCGACATCATGCCCCAGCAGAGATTCGTTATGAACTATCAGTAGCTTATCAAGCTGAAAAAGCGGGCTTTAAAGATACAAATTACGAAAAGAAATATGGAGCTAAGTGCTATAATATTTGGGTAACAGAACCTTTTGATAGTAATAAAGAGTTTTGGATTGGTGGTATTGAAAGTGGAGGATTCTATGCAACTGCCCTTGCATATGATCTCGGCTCTTTAAAGCATTTAGAAAAATATGGAGTTGACCTCTCACGTTTATAAAAATAGTTCTTGACAACTTCCTTATATTGAAGTATAATATATTTTCAAAAGTGAGGAAACCAATGGGCGACCGATTTTATCAACAACAACTTAAAGCACTGGGTGTATGCCCAGGCTCAACTAACAAGAGGAAACGTAGAATGGCATGGGATGACGACAAGAAAGCTCAAGCAGTAGCGATGTATGAAGAGCAGGATCCTACCCCTGAGACAAGCATGGAGATTGTTAAAGCAATCGCAGAAGAACTAGAAGAGTCACCCAACGGTGTTCGTATGATTCTTACCAAAGCGGGTGTATATGTAAAAAAGACCCCAGCTACTGGTGGCAGCACTTCGGCGAAAGGTACTAGCGGCGGTGGTCGTGTATCAAAGCAAGCTGCTCAAGACGCTTTGGTTGCAGCTCTGACTGATGCCGGTCAAGAAGTTGACGAAGATGTTATCTCAAAGCTAACTGGCAAAGCAGCTCAATACTTTGCTGGTGTTATCGGTAACGTAGCCGCTAACTAAATAATTTTTACTTGAACCACTCTCTTGGCGGAGAGTGGTTTTCTGCTATCTGAAGAAAGAACCTTAGAGTTCGGCAAAGTAAAAGATTTTACTGACCTGCTACCTAAGGAGTATTTGTGAATAAAAAAGAATTAGCAGACCTTGTAAACGACTGTGGTGACGCAATCATTACTTATCGGAGTGAAAACTCAAATAAATTAAAATATAATGTTTGTACCCTGGATTTTTCCACACCATATATACAAAATAAGAAAAACAGAGCGAAAGAATCTGACGAGACACTCCTTTTATTTTGTTGGGATACGGACTCGTATCGCCTACTAAAACCTAGCAATGTTACTAGTGTTGTACCGTTGTCCTCGGTTTTACAAAATGGGGGACAGTAGTTATGCTACAATTGCATGAAGCTCCAGAAACGTATGAAAGAGTCATACACTATGACGAAGATAAAGAAGTACAAGTACGTTTAATAGTGAGCAGTTTTAGGGGGATTGAATACTTGCATCTTCGTAAGTATTACTTGGATTTCAACGAAGAGTGGAAACCTACACCAGAAGGAGTAGCTATGCCACTTGATTTCAATAACTCTAGAGAATTATTTGTAGGATTAACAGAGATACTATCTTTGGCTGAAAGTAAAGAAATTATAGAAGAACAATTCCAGGACCTAATCGATAACCTTTACTTAAAATAGTTCTTGACAACTTCCTAAAACTCTAGTATAATATCTTTTCAAATTTGGGAGATACTATGCGCGATTTTCTTGAAAAAGCGAGTGTTGCATACTACTCTGGCTTTCCGTTGATTTCGGATGCAGAGTTTGATGCTATATCCGCTAAATATGGATACCATGCAGTAGGTCATGTCGTTACTGACGGCATACCTCACTTGCATAAGATGTACTCACTTCAAAAAGTTTTTAGCATAGATGATATCCCTACCCCCAACTCAAAGTACGTTTGTACTCCTAAGTTGGACGGTGCTGCTGTGTCTTTGACTTATGTTAATGGACACCTAGCACTAGCTTTGACTCGCGGGGATGGCAATATTGGCCGAGATATTACCGACAAACTCGAAACGCTAGTTCCGAATAGCATCTCTTTTAAAGGAGAAGTTTTCATTACTGGCGAAGTAGTTTGCCCTTCGACTGTCACCAATGCGAGAAACGTCGCAGCGGGGTCACTGAATCTCAAGGATCTGGAAGAGTTTAAGACTCGACCACTGACCTTCGTGGCTTACGATGTACAAGGCGTTCAGTACGAATTGTACACTGAGGCGCTTTCTCTCTTGGCCCAGGAAGGATTTAACACTGTTGATACCTTCGATTACGCTAACTATCCTACGGATGGTATGGTTTATCGTATCAACTCTCGTAAATCTTTCGATAAGATGGGACATACAGCTCATCACCCTCGTGGCGCTTTTGCTCTCAAAGAGCAGAAGGAGGGTGTACATACAGAATTGCTCGATGTTGTGTGGCAAGTAGGTAAGTCTGGAGTGGTCAGTCCAGTTGCTATACTTGATCCAGTCGAAGTGGAAGGAGCCATTGTGGGCAGGGCTACTCTACACAATATCGAGTACATTCGCTCCCTGGAACTAGAAATTGGATGTACCGTCGAAGTAATTCGGAGTGGAGAAATTATTCCTCGAATTTTGCGACGTGTAAACCATCCGAAAAATAGTTCTTGACTTTTACCTCACTTTTTCGTATAATATACTCTACTTTTTCGGAGATTCTAAATGCTGCGTGAGATTGTGCCTCCATCAGATTGCCCATCCTGTGGGTCTAATCTTGAGTGGATAAATCAACTTCTCTATTGCAAGAGTACCGTTTGTGGCGCTCAGAAGCAAAAGAAGATCGAGCATTTCGCTAAAACTCTGAAAATCAAGGGCTTAGGCCCGTCAGCGATTGAGAAGCTGGGTATTCAGGATTTTGACCAAGTATATACTCTTGACATAGAGTACATGACTGAAGCTCTAAATTCTGAGAAGATCGCACTCAAATTACAGAGTGAGATAGACAACTCTAAGTCTGCTCCTCTTGATTTGGTGCTGCCTGCTTTTGGTATTCCATTAATCGGAAAAACGGCAACAAAGAAACTGTCTGAGACTGTTAAAAACATTAGTGAAATTAATGCAGACACTTGTAAGCGTGCCGGATTAGGCCCAAAAGCTACAGAGAATCTTATGTCTTGGCTCATGGATGAGTTCTACACTTTTTACGATGGGTATTTACCTTTCGATATGAAGTTTGCAGCAGTACAAAAAGTAGAAAAGAAAGGAGTAGTTTGTATCAGTGGACGTTTGAAGAGTTTCAAAACGAAAGCCGATGCAACCGAAACTTTGTCCAGCCTGGGCTATGAAGTTAAGTCTAGTCTGACTAAAGACGTAACGATTCTTGTGAATGAAAGCGGTATTGAATCGTCAAAAACTAAACAAGCCAGTGCATCTGGTATAACTATCATCACGGATTTGAAATCCTTTTTGGAGAACTAAATATGGCACTTCCTAAGTGGACTGATGAGCGCACTGCTCAACTGACAGCTTTCGTCGGTGACGAGAGCCCTGTCTCCCAAGATACTGTTGCTGAAGCAGCAGATCAACTCGAAACTTCTACTCGTTCTGTCTCTAGCAAACTGCGAAAGATGGGCTACGAAGTAGAATTGGCTTCTGCCCGATCTTCACGCGCTTTCAGCGCAGATCAAGAAGCTACTCTTGCTGCTTTTGTTTCTGACAACAGCGGTGAGTACACCTACGCTCAGATTGCTGAGCACTTTGAAGGCGGCGCATTTTCCGCCAAGTCAATCCAAGGCAAGATTTTGTCTATGGAATTGACCGATCATGTCAAGCCTGCTCCTAAGGTTGAGACTGTTCGTACCTACTCTCCTGAAGAGGAGTCTAAGTTTATCTCTATGGTAAATGACGGTGCGTTCGTTGAAGCTATTGCAGAAGCTCTTGATCGCTCTGTAAACTCTGTACGTGGTAAGGCTCTGAGCCTGCTTCGTTCAGGCGAAATCGACGCTATTCCTCGTCAAGAGCACACCAAGGGCGGAGCCAAGGAAGATCCCCTGGCAGACCTCGGTGATGTGTCTGGAATGACTGTCGAAGAGATCGCAGAAGCAATCGGTAAGACTGCTCGCGGTGTCAAGACTATGCTGACTCGTCGGGGCATTTCTGCCGCTGACTATGACGGCGCTGCTAAGAAAGAAAAAGCTGCTAACTAAGTAGTATTTCTTTTGAGCAACCGTAGCGGGTGCGTTGCGGTTGCTTTTTTGTGTATTCGGGGAATTTAGTTGAATATTGCTTCTGCATTAATCAAACAGATTATTACGCTTCAGGATTCTGATACCTGGAGTTACCTGCGTAAGCATTATTTACCTGCCGAATACCACACCATCTTTAGTATTATTGATGGACATTCCCAGAAGTATCATGCTGTTCCTACATTTGAGGATTTAAAGTTTGAGATTCGGGACAGTGCTACGCAAGAAAAACTTCTCGCTATCGAAGCACTGGAAGTTGAAGCAGAGGCTTCTATGCTGCTTCAGTATCTCAAGAACGAGTATACTCAAAAAGAGATTCTCGCCTCTCTTGAGAAATATATTGACCATTCCATATCTTTTGAAGATGCGGAAGAGTCGGTATCTCATCTGCATCAGATTGTTCTAGACATAGAAGAAAAAGTAGAGCTAGAGCAGCCCCAGGAAAGTATGCAACGTATTTCCCTGTTCCCAGCAGAAGAGGAATTGGACAAGTACCTGCCCCTCGGTTTGAACACCGCGTTTGACGAAGAGTTCAAGTTTTCTCCCCGAGACTTGATTCTTGTCGGGGGTCGCCGCGGGGCAGGGAAATCCATTACGTGCTGTAACATTGCTAATACGGTTTACGAAAGTGGAAAGTCGGCAATCTATTTCACAATCGAGATGGATAGTCGAGAAATTCTACAAAGATGTTGTTCAATATCTACAGGCATTTCTCATGAGAGAATACGAAAGAGAAACCTCAGTATTCTGGAATGGGAGAAGGTCGCGGCTTGGTGGGCAAGCCGTTTTGTGGATGGGCAAGATAAATTGATTGAGTATCAGGAGCATCGAGACTTCGATCGTCTACACTACGAACTCAAAACTAACTGTGAGCTTCTCCCGACTCAACAGTTAGACGTAGTCTACGATGCTTCTCTTACTTTGTCGAAGATTCGAGCCGAGCTTGATAAAAAGATAAAAAGCGCAATGAACGTTGGTGTAATTATTGTTGATTATATCAACCAAGTAAAACGTTCCAATCTTCCGTCACGCGCAGGTCAGTACGACTGGACTGAGCAGATAGAAGTAAGTAAAGCATTGAAATCAATGGCTCAAGAATATGAAGTACCAGTTTACAGCCCATATCAGATAGATGCCACCGGCGAAGCTCGCTTTGCGAAAGGTATTCTTGACGCGGCAGACGCAGCGTTTACAATTGATACGTGGAAAACAGAAGATGCGATTATGACATTTAACTGTACAAAAATGAGAAGTGGCAAGATGGGAACATTCACTTCTTTCATGGATTGGGAAACTTTGAAGATAGGGCCAGAGTCAGCACTGACACCAGACGAAAGGGAGGAAGAGGCCCACAAAACTGGTGAAGAAATTAACGACATCTAAAAATAGTTCTTGACACTCCTGCTGATTTTTGGTATAATATATCTTCAATTGGCAGGAGTTTTTTTATGGGGATGATATATGGATCAATGGGTTACACTATCTCAGGTAGAAAGAAGAAAGTTACTCGAAGAAAAGCTAAAGTCTATGCGCGAGGGATTCCCGAGAACTCTTCGCAGCCTTATAGACGAGAGACACCCAACTACCCAAGCTGCACCAGTACAACTGGAGTTGCCGCTCGAGTGGAATCGCCACGTTACACCGGAACCCTTGTTAAAGGTATCGGAACCATGCATAAGTCCAATGCCGTACCTATTATAGACGAACAACAGATGAAAGATTTAGCGAGTATGAGGCGCTAATGAAAGTTTTAAAAAAGACTGTGCATCGCACAATATTACACCTAGAAAAAGGTCTACTACTATTTATAGTTGCAGGAACTGTTTGGGCTGCTGGATTTGATATTGTACATATGTTCAATACCCAGGGTCGTATGGAGCTGGCAGATTTATTCCTACTCTTTATATACGCAGAAATTCTTGGAATGGTAGGAGCATTTTATAACGATCATAGAATACCAGTAACATTACCAATTATTATTGCAATTACAGCTCTGACAAGAATGATAGTGCTAACAACAAAAGGTACTCAACCAGAGTTTATTCTCTACGAGACGGCAGGTATATTCATACTTGCATTAAGTGCCTTTATCCTTAGTGCAAAAGATAAACTAAGTTTAGCAAAATTAAAGCTAGACCAAGGAGATAGAGATGGCACTCGCACCTAGAGTGGAAATTAAAGTTGGCCCCTACTTTGATATTCTTGAAGTAGCAATGGCAGAGCAAAATATTGAATTAGCGGAGACTATGCTTGCTCGCATATCTCCCTATTTTCATCTGCTAGACGATGAGCATATTGACTATTATCATGGCTGTCAGTATGCAATTGAAGAAAACATGGTTCATTGTTTTGCAGAAGGTTACGATGACAATGAGTATGATGAACCAACCGAATATGACGAATGGCAATCTTTTGACTCGGACTGTTAGTGAACGTAGAAGAATTATTACAATCTAAGCAAGTACATTATATTCCCAAAGGAAAGGATTATGTAGTATCCTGTCTTAGTCCGGAACATGATGACAGCAATCCCAGTATGCGAGTTGATCAAATTACTGGTATTTTTCATTGTTTCTCTTGTGGGTACAAGGGAAATTTATTTGTGCATTTTGGAGAAAGGGCAAGTTTTCTACACTTACGCAGGGAACTTGTCAAGAAGAAAATACGTGAAAAGAGAGCTGAAAGTGTGGGCTTGCCCTTTCCCTCAAGTGCATTACCTTACGTTGGTAACTGGAGAAATATCAAACCAGAGACCTACCGTAAGTTTGAAGCGTTTCAAGACCATGAAGCTTTTATAGGTCGAGTAGTCTTTCCAATTCGTGACATATCTGGAAAGATTGTAGCGTTTAATGCTCGACACATGACTGGAGGCACACCAAAGTATTTGATTAGCCCTCCTGGGGCACGAATGCCTTTGTATCCTTCTAAAGTAACCCCGATACAGGGCAGTGTTATTCTCGTAGAAGGAATATACGATATGATAAATCTGCACGATAAAGGATTAACAAATGCAGTTTGCTGTTTCGGTACAAGGAATATTAACGAAGATAAGTTATCTATTCTTCGATTACAAGGAGTTGAGCGAGCAGTAATCTTTTTTGATGGAGACGAAGCGGGTCAGAATGCCGCAGTAAAAGTTCGAGAAATGTGTGAGAAAGTAGATTTGCTAACTGCAAATGTAAACATACCTGACACAGATCCAGGCGGACTAACAGAAGGACAAGTAGGTAAATTAAGAAAGAAACTTTACGCATAGGAGTATGCATATGACGAGCCCAAGGGTCGCTCTAATAGAGACCAAACCAAGTAAAACAGATTTTAGCTATGAATTCGGTGGAGCTTTTGACTTTGATCAGTTTCAATTATGTTCTGATCCTACGATCAAAAAAGTACTGAAAAGAGATTGTGACATACAGATTGATACAAATTTGTATGATTGGATTATTCTTGTAGGGTCAGATGCCCTCAAATATTTTACGAAGATTAATTCTGTAACAGAGTACTCCGGCAAGAAGGTTGAAGGTAAGTTCTTGCCCGTTATTAATCCTGCTATGCTTGCTTTCAAACCCGAAGCAAGAAATACGTGGGAATCCTCAAAGGATAATATCATTTCCTATATTAGAGGAGAAATCGAAGAGGTTATTATAGATGATAGCATTGCATTCGGTATTCAAGACACAGAACAAGCAAATCAGTTCATTAAAGATGCGATTAAGCACCCGTGTAAGTATATTGCTCTCGACTCCGAGACCACAGGACTTTATCCACGTAACGGCCATATGCTTGGCCTATCTCTTTCATATGATGGGCTAAAAGGCGCTTATATTGATACTGATTGCTTTGATGAAGATACAGAGCAGTTACTGCAGCAGTTATTTGACAACAAAACTGTAGTATTTCATAATGCTAAGTTTGATATGGCATTTTTTGAGTATCATTTTAACTTTAAGTTTCCTAGCTTCGAAGACACCATGCTTCTTCATTATCTGATTGATGAGAACCCTGGCGGACATGGACTAAAGCAGTTGTCTTTAAAATACACTCCGTATGGAGACTACGAGAAGCCAATGTATGATTGGATTGAGCAGTATCGTAAAGAGCGTGGCATATTAAAAGGAGACTTTCGTTGGGAATGGATTCCTTTTGATGTAATGAAAACTTATGCAGCAATGGATGCTGTATGTACTTTTCTTATTTACGAAAAATTCGTAAAGATTAAGCAGAACAAGAAGCTGGCATGGGTATACGATAACATTCTTATCCCAGGTTGTAGATTCCTTACAGATACACAGGATAATGGCGTACCTTTTGATTATGACCGATTAGAAAAGTCCCAGGTTTTGATGCAACGAGATATTGATAAAGCCATTGAAACTTTGTACGAAAATCCAAAGATTCGTAAATTTGAAGAAATTCAGGGTAAAGATTTCAACCCAAATAGTACAATGCAACTTCGTAAGTTATTATTTGATATGTTAGGTCTACGGCCTACAGGTAAGAAAACTGGCACTGGAGCAGATTCAACAGATGCCGAAGTATTAAAAGAGTTGGAGTCTCAGTCTGAAGTACCTGGACTTATTCTCGATATTCGTCAGAAGTCTAAAATCAAGAATACTTATCTTGATAAAATTATTCCCCAGCTTGACAGAGATAGTCGTCTGAGAACAAACTTTAATCTGCATGGCACGACTTCTGGTCGATTGTCAAGTAGTGGTAAGTTGAATATGCAGCAGTTGCCTCGTGATAATCCCATCGTAAAGGGGTGTATCAAAGCGGCTCCAGGTCATAAAATTGTGGCTATGGACTTAACAACTGCTGAAGTATATGTTGCAGCAAAATTAGCAGAAGATGAAGCACTGATGAATGTATTTCGTAGCGGTGGAAACTTTCACAGTACGATTGCTAAAACAGTTTTTAAACTTCCTTGTGAAGTAGAACAAGTGGCTGAGCTATATGGCACACAGCGCCAAGCAGCTAAAGCAGTAACATTTGGTATTATGTATGGCGCGGGACCAAAGAAAATTAGTGAACAAGTTACTAAAGACTCGGGAACCTATTTTAGCCAGCAAGAGGCAAAAGAAGTTATTGATGATTATTTTCGCTCATTCCATAAACTAAGAAAGTGGATTGACGATAATCAAAAATTCATTGAGCACAATGGATTTATTTATAGCTTTTTTGGCCGTAAAAGGAGATTGCCGAATGTCTCATCGACAGACGCAGGCATCAAGAGTCATAGCATTAGGAGTGGTCTTAATTTTTTGGTGCAGTCTACTGCTTCTGATATCAACCTGCTCGGTGCAATAGATATGGGACAGTTTATCAAGTCTCAAAGAATGAAGTCTAGAATTTTTGCATTAGTTCATGACTCAATTCTGGCAGAAGTTCCAGAGGATGAAATAGACTTTTACTGTGAAATGCTACAGAAATTTATTCAAATGGATAGAGGAGTATCTATTTCAGGAGCTCCAGTGGGGTGTGATTTTGAAATAGGAGATGATTACTCAATGGGTAAGTTTGAGAAGATGTATGAACAGTGATAATTACCTACAAAGAAATAAAGAAGATTCAGTTTCCAGTTTTTATTCTTCCAAATAGTAATTGGGAATTTGTTGATGGTATTTTATTTTTAGACAACCAAGTAGTTGACGATAAAAATATGCCCGGACTAAGTCTGGGCATTCGTCGATTACAAACACCTTTTACAGAGTTGCTACCTCTTAAACATTCTATAGACTCTTTAATTGGAATACTAAAGCAGAACACTAAAACTTTTATTGATAGTGGAGGCACTCCCTTTATATATCAAAAAACTATGAATTCTGCTTTAAAATATTACAAAATAAGAAAAGTAGAACAAAAGGAAGTAGCTTCTGTATTGTGGCTAAAGGATATTAACTTTCCTTTTACCATACCAAGACCCCCTCCTCAAGAAACAACTTGGGCGGGGGTTCTACATATAGGCGGACTGCCTTGGCTATTATACGAGTACTCTGAAGAAAGACCAAAAGACACTCGAAGAAAAGTATAAAATTATGGCTAGAAGAAAAAAGACTCTTGCGGGAGCAAACTTAGATTTACAAGAAATTGAACCTCTTACGAAGAATCAAGTAGTTGCGTTCGAAAGTACTAAAAACTTAATGCTGCACGGAGTAGCAGGAACCGGGAAAACCTTTATATCCTCTTATCTAGCATTTGATGATATGACAAAAGGTATGTACGAAAAGTTAGTAATTATAAGAAGTGCAGTGCCTACTCGTGATATAGGCTTTTTGCCTGGAAATGAAAAAGAAAAAGCATCAGTATATGAAGAGCCCTACAAAGATATTTGTATTGAGCTTTTTCAAAGAGGTGATGCATATGAAATACTCAAAACAAAAGGATTAGTTCATTTTATGACTACTTCTTTTATTCGGGGAGTTACTTTGCGAAATGCGGTAATACTCATTGATGAGTGTCAAAACATGAGTTTTCATGAGCTAGACTCAATTATTACGAGAATCGGACAAGAGTGTAGAGTTATTTTTTGTGGGGACTTTCGCCAAGCAGATTTGGCAAAAAACGGTTTAAAAGATTTTGTACGAATCTTAAAAGCTATGAACGAATTTGACTTTATTGATTTCGATATAAAAGATATTGTACGAAGTGAATTTGTCAAGCAATATATTACAGCAAAAACAGATTTAGGGTTATGAAAGCAGTAATTAGCAATAGAATATATTTGGAAGTAACTCGAGAGTATAAGGAGCATCTTAGTAAAGAGCTAACCTATAAAATACCTCCGCAGAATCCAAATGATCCTCCTATTGTTATAAAAAACATGGCACGAGTTCGAGAGAATCTTGTTACCATACCAATCGGAAGAACGGATTTAATACCAGATGACTATGAAATTGTTGACAAAAGGATTACTGTGCCTGTGGATTTTCCTGATTTTAGGTATGATCTACGAGAATCACAACAGGCCGTCTACGACGAACTCGATGATAACTGTATCATCAACGCGTGGGTAAGCTGGGGCAAGACTTTTACGGGGTTAGCGATAGCCGGAAAACTCGGACAAAAAACACTGGTAGTTGTACACACTGTACCACTACGAAATCAGTGGGCAAAAGAAGTAGAGAAAGTCTATGGGTTTACGCCTGGAATTATAGGCAGTGGAAAGTTTGATCTTGACGCTCCTATTGTAATTGGGAATACTCAGAGTTTATACCGCAATATCGAGAAGATTCGTAAAGAATTTGGAACAATTATATTGGATGAAATGCACCATGTGAGTAGTCCAACTTTTTCCAAAGTTATCGACACAAATTATTGTCGATATAAGATCGGACTATCTGGCACGATTGAAAGAAAAGACGGGAAGCATGTAGTCTTTCGCGATTACTTTGGCAGCAAAGTCTTCAAACCCCCGAAAGAAAACTTTATGACTCCTATCGTAGATATTGTAAAATCCGAAATTCGCTTTATGGATGGAGCAAGAACGCCTTGGGCAAATCGTGTAACTGCCCTTGCAAATAACGAAGAATACCGACATACCGTCGCAATGCTTGCAGCATTTTACGCCGCGAAAGGCCACAAAGTCCTCGTAGTGTCCGATCGAGTGCATTTTTTACGAACGTGCGCCGAACTGGTTGGAGAAAAAGCAATTTGTGTTACGGGCGAGGTTCCGCATGAGCAAAGAGAAACGCTCATTGATGAGATTAACTATGGGAATAAAGAAATTCTATTTGGGACTCAAGCAATATTTAGTGAGGGTATTTCAGTTAATTCCCTCTCTGTCCTTATACTCGGTACCCCTATCAACAACGAACCCCTCCTCACCCAGCTCGTTGGAAGAGTCATTCGAGAACAAGAAGGAAAGCAAACCCCAGTAATTGTAGACATACATTTGAAAGGAAATACTGCTCGAAAGCAGGCATCTAATAGAATGGGATACTATATGAAACAGGGTTGGAAAATTTCACAAATATAGGATAGAAAAATAGTTCTTGACATGAATCTAATTTTTTAGTATAATATATGCTTCTATACGACTGGAAAAAGATATTTATAATTGCGGCAGGCCAACCATCAAGTATTTTTACAATATTTGAGATGTTAGTCAAGGATTCTATACCTCGAAATAAGTACGACCCGATTTATAGATACTATCAATTGGATTTTAAAGGAGACTCCTTTCTGGTACACCCAGATGTTCTTTTATATAATTCTTTCAGACATTCACGCCGAGATATTTCAATATACTTAGCTTTAGCAAGTATGAGGTCTCTCGGGGAATACTTCGCCTCTGGCGATACAACACTAGGTCTTTTGGAACTTCCAATAGATCCCTTTGAACACTTAGACAACACAGAAGATAGGCTACTTTATATCGAAGATGATAAGTTACATTTTCTTTATGAAGAAGTCCCACAGGAGAAAACTCAATGGCATTAACTTTTAACAAATCAAAGGGCGCTGCTCAAAAATCAAACATCACCACTTATAGCTATCAAGATGGTGATAACTCAATTCGTCTCGTAGGCGATATTCTTGCTCGATACGTGTATTGGGTTACTGGTGAAAATGACAAGAACATTCCTTTGGAGTGTCTTTCTTTTGACCGTAATGAAGAGCGGTTTAACAACAAAGAGAAAGATTGGGTTCGTGAATACTACCCCGATCTGAAGTGTGGCTGGAGCTATGTAATGCAGTGCATTCACAATGGTGAGGTCAAGATCGTAAATCTCAAGAAGAAGCTGTGGGAGCAAATTCTCACTGCTGCAGAAGATTTGGGCGATCCCACTGACCCCGAAACTGGCTGGGACGTTAAGTTCAAGCGAGTTAAGACTGGTCCTCTGCCCTACAATGTTGAGTATCAGCTTCAAGTACTGAAGTGTAAGCCTCGTGCTTTGGATGATGACGAACT